ATGAGCTTTGTTGTAAATAAACTGACCAAGCATTACGGAAATAAGCTGGTCGTTGATGCGCTTACATTCGAAATGCCGGGGCCGGGCGTATATGCGCTCCTTGGAACAAATGGTGCTATATAAAAAGTCAAACGCCAACGAACACAATAAAGCCCGGAGGTTTCAAGCCTCCGGGCTGTTTTTTTATTTATCTTCTTTTTTCTTCTTCTTCGGCCACTTGGCGCCCATGATCTCGCCACAGCGCGGGCAGAGTAAAGCGGTCTGCGTACTGGATCCCCGTCGGGTGGTCACCTCGATAGGGGTGATGTCCTTTGCGCGGCAGTACCGGCAATATTTAAGCTTATCCATGTTGCTCCCTTTCTGCGCACTCAGCAGCGCAAGCAGCGTACCCGGCAAGGTCGACGAAGCTGTCCGTCGTAGCGGTGCCGGACTTGATGCGGGCAATCTTGAGCAGCGCCATCATCATGGCGACGTCCGTGGCGGTGAAGTGGGTGCCCTTGTAGATGCCCCACAGCATTGCGATGGCTCCGAAATTATCCTCGGGGGTTCCGTAGTCGGTGGCGCGATGACCACAGACGGCCTGCACAGCGGCAGTCAGAACCTTCTCACGAACGGTAGCAGAGGGCTCACCAGTGGGTTCCTCAGGTACGGATTCGTCAATTGCGGCAAGGCAATCATCCAGCTCATCATCGGTATAACACACAAAAGGTTTACACGCGCCGTGGGAGTCAAGCCTCCGCACAGGGCAGCCAAGGCACCATTGCCGCCCATCGCAAAACCTCCGCAAAATCCGCTCCTTTTCTATCCTTGTCATGCCTCAGTGACCTCCTTCCACGGCGCGGCTTTTTTATCTTCGTCGGTAGGCCTATCAGCCCAGCAGCGCCAGTAAACACCGTAATCAGAATTCAAGTACAGGGGCGCGTGTTCTACTGCGGTGCCGATGCCGTACACCGGTCGCTTGTTCGGGCTGAGCCCACAAACACTGCCCACAGTGCAGGGGTCCACGTAGAACCCGGAACGAATCTCCAGCCAGCAGACGTCCAGGTTCTCAGCTTCCTCCAGAGTCAGCGGTTCCAGGATCAGCGCCGGCTCTTCCTCACCGATCAGCAGCAGCGCGGCGAAGAGCATGCTCAGCAACCAGCCCAGGGCCGCAGCCCATACACTGTAAGCGGCGCACAGTATCGCCAGACCGATGAGCCAGAGCAGGACTAGGACCCAGCAGCAAATCTTCTCCTTCATCACTGACCCTCCCTAGGCTTCATGACAAACTCCCAGGCGTTCACCTCTGCGGGGGTGAGCTCCTGCCGGTAGGCCACCCGGCCCCACGCCATGCGGTCGATAGATGGCACATATTGCCGGTCGGGGAAGGTCTCCACATACAACAGGCCGAAGGTTGGCACGCTTCCAAGCATGGGCGGGCGTGCGGTGCAGTAGTAGATATACTCCTCGTTCATAGACATCCTCCTTAAAATCCGAAATAACCACAGCCTCGGGAATGTTCGTCTTTTTTCCCAGGCAGTTCGTCGAAAATCTTGGCCAGTGGACACTGGCGCTGCTCCTGAGGGTTAAGGGTGCACAGCAGACACTTCTCCTTCGCGGCGCTGTGCAGGGCGTTGATTTGGTTGAAGCTCAACACCTGACCGTAGTCGCTCATCGACTTGTCGGTCACCCGGACCCCAACATAGAGCCCTGAGACGGACAGATTGTGAAACAGGTTGTCGAGCTGCTTCTCCGGTATGGTGTCATACAGCGACTCCAGCAGCCTGTTCAGAGCACTGAGCACTAGACCTTTATCCCGCGCTCCGTACCGGGTGCCGCGGAGGCGCTCCTGCAGATCGTCCCACACGCGACTCTTCTTAAAAACAGCCTGCGCACTTTTTAACGCGACCATCGCGTCATATTCATCGTGAGTAAGGCGTTTCTGTTCCACCGACCACACCTCCTCGGCGTTCATACCGGGCGCGACGTTCCGCCCGGAGCTCCTGCAGCTGTTCGCGGCGTATCTTGTCGATACGCAAGCGGTTGTAATATTCGGCCACACCCAGGCCGAAAAGGAATGCAAGCACGACCTGCCACATGATAAGGACCTCCCCCTAGTAGTATCAGATGTCTTTAAGCCTCAGCAGCGCGAACCCATGCAGGCGGTAGACCTGCCGTTCGCTGAAGCCTATGGCCGCGAGCTCGGCGATGATGGGCGTCCACTCGAGTCCGCATATGTATCGGCGGCGCATGACCACCCGCTCCGCCGGGTCCTCGAGGGATTCGATGGCTTGCTCGATGGTCAGCTGCTGGGCTTCCTTTGCGGCCAGGTTCTCACGATACCAGGCCACCAGTTTAATGTGCTGGGCGATGGCGTCCTCGGGCCCATGGTTCACTCCGTGGGCTTTCGGAGTGAGTGAGGGCCGTGAGGACCGCGGTGAGTACATAGACGACTCCAGGGTGGCCAGCTGCTCACGGAGCTGCTGCACCTCTAACACCAACGCCCGGTAACCTTTGAAGTCAGCCTTCTCCACGGGCAGCACCTCCCGTGTCGGCTGCGCGGAGCCGATCAGCCCAGCGGGCGACCTTTCGGTCCATCATGTCGTAGATGGTCACAGGGCTGCCGAGAAGGTTCAGCACCTTAATGCAGAGCCTGACGTCTGCGTATTCTTCAAGCAGTGCCGTGGAGGCTTCCTTCACACTGACCGGTGTGGGGTTCGTCCCGTCATAGGCTCTGCGCAGCTTCAGCGCAGCCTGGGCAAGCTCTGCGGCTTCCTCGGCCAGCTGGGCGAGCCGCTCGCCTATGGGCAAATGGTCGCGGACGAACTGCTCATTGTCGTAATTGCTCGGGGGGTTCTTCTCGTGTTTATACATGGGGCTCATCCTCCTTTTCTACGGGCGGCAGGCCCACCCTGCTGCAGAGTTTGTGGTACCAGACCTTGTCGGGGTCGTCGAATCTGTCGAGGCCCAGCTCCAGCTCGCCGACGCCAAGCACGCCGTTTTCCCAGAAAAAGCCCTGAACTAAGTCCAGGTTTATGTGGACATTACCGATCGTTATCCAGTTCACGGTGAGACCTCCTTCATCACTTCCAGGCGCAGTGCCTCGATGGCGGCAGCCTGGCCGGTTTCTTTATGGGCCAAAGCCCTGAGCACCCGTTCGTCGTGGGTGCCCTTCAGCACAATGTGGAAGATGCGGCAGACCTCCGTCTGCCCGGGGCGGTTCAAGCGTTCGTTTGCCTGCTGATACAGCTCCAGCGACCAGGTGAGCCCGAACCAAATCAAGATGTGGCCACCGTACTGGAGGTTCAAGCCGTGGCCGATGCTCGCCGGGTGGGCGATAGCGACCGGAATCTTTCCGGCGTTCCAGTCCTTGATGTCCTGCGGGGTGTCCAGCTTCCGGCAGGGAATCCGGGCGGAGATGCGGGCCTCGTCGTGCTTGTACGCGTAGAGGATGAGCACCGGGTCGCCACCGGCCTGCTCGACCAGTTCCTCCAGGGCTTCCAGCTTCAGGTCATGCAGCTCATGGACAGCACCGTCCATGTCGTAAATGGCACCGTTCGCAAACTGCAACAGCTTGTTCGTCAGCGCGGCAGCGGAACCGGCCACGACGTCGCCCTCGGCGTCCAGGCACTCCAGCACCTTCTCGCGCTCGAATTTTCTGTACTTTCGGAGCAGAGCGGGGGAGGGATTGACAACCACATCGGTGTAAATCTGCCCAGGCAGCGACAGGACGTCCTCCTTCTTGATGGACATGCACACATCGGAAATGAGATTGTAGACCGACTCCTCAGCGCCCTCGCGGGGGCGGTAAGAGTAGACGATGGGGCCGTTCATCTTGTCGGGGATGAGGTACCTAGCACGGAACGCGCCGAGGGTCCTGCCCAGACGCTCACCCTGGTCGAGCAGATAAAGCTCAGGCCAGAGGTCCTCCAGTCCCTGCGGGCGTGGCGTTCCCGTCAGTCCTATAAATCTGCGGATGCGACCGCGGACGCGGCGCAGAGCCTTCCAGCGCTTCGACTGCGCCGACTTGAAGCTGGACAGCTCGTCCACGACCACGATGGGGAACGGCCAGGACCCGTGGAGAAACTCGGTCAACCATACCACGTTCTCGCGGTTGATGACGTAGATGTCAGCAGGCGCCGCCAGGGCGGCCATGCGCTGCTTCGCGGTGCCAATTACAGTGGACACCCGGAGGTGTCGCAGGTGCGCCCAGCCGGAGCTCTCACCGGTCCAGGTGTCGAGCGCCACGCGCTTCGGTGCGATCACCAGCACCGGGCCATCCTCCAGGCGGTCGTTCAGGATGCGGTCCAGGGCGGTCAGAGTGGTTACAGTCTTGTCAACCTGAGCCCATCGACCAAATCAACGCGCAGGCAGGCTTCTGGATAATCCAGTCAACACCGGCCACTTGATGGGGATATGGTTCAAAGACTCTCACGGCATCACCCCCCTTGCATCGGCGCTGGTTGAGGCGCTGTTCTCTCCATGTTGCCCATCGGCAATTATCAGGCGTATAGTCGCCATCCGGGTCTATCCGGTCAAGGGTGAGTTCCTTCGAGTAACCGTTCTGCAGCGCCCATTCACGGAACGCGGTGAAGTCGTCCCACACTATGGCGAACTTGATACCTCTGGCACCGTAAAGATAGAAGTCCGGATTTTTCGGATTACGGCATCGCTGCCGCGCGTTCTTCCAAATGTTATACAGTCGTGAGCCCTTCTCCCCGTGCTGGAGATGCCTGTCGCGGGCTTTTTCATTCCGGAGGCAGCCACAGCTCTTTGTGTTGCCACTCGTGAGACGGTGCGCCGAACCGACCACCGTCTCACGCCCGCAATCACAGAGGCATCTCCAGCGCACATGTCTGTTCGCGCCTGCTGATTCGGGAGAAATGACCAACAGCCTGCCGAACTTCTGCCCGGTAATATCATGTATCTTCATCAGGGGAACCTCCCGATGATAAGCAGCTCCAGCAGCTTGATGTCGTCGCGGGTGTGGACCCACCGATGGGCGAAACCCAGGTCAGTAAGCCACTTGGCCCACTTCTTCTGCATCGCGCCATGGGCGCCACCGCGGGGGCGTTTGGTCTCGACGAAGAAGATGCGACCGCCGGGCAGCAGGCAGATGCGGTCAGGCACACCCAGCCATCCGGGGCAGACCCACTTCAGACACAGACCACCGTGGAGCTTGACCATGTTGATGAGCGTCCGTTCGATATCCTTCTCCAAGGTCATCATTTCAAGTGCCCTCCTTCTTGTAGTATCGCTGACGGCCATAAGGGCCGGTTGTGATTCTCGCGCTACCCTGGCGTCGCCATTCAGGCAGCTTACTCATAAGCGCCGCCAATCGTTTTCCATCGTAAGGTTCCATTCGATCAGGGTTCTGGCCCAGAGCCTCCGCCCATATTTCATATGCGCAGACCGTCGTGCGTTCGATTGTTCCGGGCTCAGAGCCCTCCAGCCATTGGCGCCTGGAGAACAGGTCCATGGCGTCCCAGTTGGTCGGGAGCTTACGCTCCAGGAACTGTGCCACTATGCCCAGCCGGGGGTCCTCTTCCTCGTAGAGCTCCTGGAGTTCACGTGCAGTACTCTCCAGTTCCGGGGGCAGGAAAAGCGGCTCGCCTTTTTTGTAGAGGTCCACAGCCTCGCCCCAGATCAGCTGTACCACTTCCGGGGTCAGGTCCTCCCACATATCCCGTGTGGGAGCGTTGGGAGTATCAACTACCCAAAAGCGCCTGTTGCCGGTGGTGTCGCGGAGGAACTGCGTCTCATTCGTGGTGCCGATGAAAACACACTGCCGTGAGAACTCCTGGATGCGGCGACCGTAGGCCGGGCGGAACCGGTCCGAGGTCTTGGAGATAAAGAGTTTAGTGGTTTCGGCTTCGGCCTTTCGCATACCAGCCAGCTCGCCGATTTCCATGAGCCAGACACCCTGCACCTGCTCGTATGATTCCTTGCCCTGCATAGTGGTGAAGGAATCAGAGAACCACTCGCCGCCCAGCTTTTTAATAAGCGCCGATTTGCCGAGGCCCTGACGGCCTCGCAGCGTCAGCATGTAGTCAAATTTGCAGCCCGGGCGGTATATTCGCGCCACAGCAGCCGCGAAGGTTTTACGGGTGACTGCCCGGGTGTAGGGAGTGTCCTCGGCACCCAGGTAGTCTACCAGCAGCCGCTCCAGGCGCGGCACGCCGTCCCACGCGCAGGCGTCCAGGTAATCACGGACGGGGTGGAACTTATGGGATTCAGCTACCACATTCAAACCGTCGAAGATTTTGTCCTTTCCGGACAGCCCGTAGAGCTGCTCCAGGTAATAGCGCAGCGCCGCGTCGTCGGCGTCGGACCACGCACTCTCGCCAGATACCTCACGCCAGGGAAGGGAGCGACGGGCCACGATGCTGTGGGTCATTTCGTTGTAGCCCACACGGCCCGCCAGGTCCGGGTCGCCGTTCAGCAGCACGACCACGTTTCCAATGGTGGAGGCGATGGCGCCCTTCTCGGTGAATTTCAGCTTCGACTGCCAATCAGGGTCGGAGGTAGGGGCATCAATGTCCGTAGCAAAATCTGCAGTTGCCTCTGCACGGCGATCCTCCAGCAGCTGCGCCTTCACGGACGGCAACCCGGCAGCCATGTCGGCCATAGCCTTATAAGAGGGTCGGCTGCTGATGGGCTTCGACGGGTCAACGTCTGCGTCCAGGGCACCGAACGTGTGAAGCCTCACCAGGTCCCAGGCATTACAGAGCTGCATGCTGGCCGGATCGGTGGCGTGGTGGGAATAAGAGAACTTACCGTCATAGGTGACAACACCGGCAGCGGTGGAGCCCTCCGTGTATGTATAGCGGTCACCCTCGCAGGGCGTGTAGGTCGGAACGAACTCGGCAATGGCCTCCTCGATGGAATAGGCCCTGCAGAACGCGCCGACAAGTCCAGGCTTCGTAAGTGGGTCCTGCTGCTGGGTGGTAGTCTTCTTGATGACCTCCGCCACACGGCTGGACATGGGCCAGCTTGACACGTCGCGCCAATTGTGATATGAAGCTAGGACTCCGTCCGTGTCCAGGAACGGCCCGTCTTGGTACTCGAATACAAACTCTCCATCTTGCGAACAGCTCGGCCAGTACATTAGGCGCTGCGGCTGGTAGGAGGTATCGTCGAACTGGTCGATGCCGAGGATCGCAGCGATGCGGCGACCTACGGCCTGATACTCTTCCGGGTCTACGTTTCGCGCCAGAGGGATGACCAGACGCAGGCGCGGCTTCTCCGGGGTGTGCTTGTGGGTGGAATAAACAGCGCAGGCATAACTGAACAGAAACTGCCAGTCGTCCCAGAGATGACTGGTGGCATAGTCCGCATCGAGGCAGAGGATCGAGCGGTGGCGGACGTCTGAGCGGTTGCCGTTGTTGCAATACCCGCCGACGAAGCCTCCGACGTCTTTGATGTCACTCTGCTGGTCGCGGCTCATGGCCTTATACTCCGCGACCGTTTCCGGGGTGCGGGTCGGCGCGGACATGCGGTCCAACAGCTCGGACCACTGCATCGTCCGGTTTTTCCAGGTTTTCGTTTTACGGCTGTTGCCCAGGGCGACGTCCAGGGCTTTGTCGTGCTTTACTTGCATGTTTTTTTTTCACCTCCGTTTCTTCGGCATTCTTACGGCATTACTGCCCGCAAGAAGTATGATCTTCCGTAAACCTTTTCTCGCGCCCTCAGCGTCCCCGGCCAGCACCTGACCACGCAAAGTACGGTACTGCTGCGCGGTCAGATATGGGCGGTTCATCTTGACCAGCGTCAAGGTTGCCGGGTCGATAGGTCGCAGCTCGCTCATTCATATCAGTCCTTCATGTAAAATGGTGTTTCATAACCGTCGGCCCGGAGCAACAGCCCCGGCGCCCAGTCAATCGGCTGGCCCATAATCTCGGCCATGTCCTGCCAGCGGGAACCTTCTGGCGCTTCCGCTACAACTTCGTCGTGGACGTGGAAGCAAATCTGGAAGCCCGCCGTGGCCAGGCGATCCATGCAGACGGCCAGGCAGTCTCGGGCAAAAGCCTGGACGATGTTCTCTACCAGCTTCCCGCCCCAGGTCTCCTGCCGGGACCATTTCCCGGCCTCTTGGCCCATATACAGAATGGAGCCGTCGTCAGAGAGCTGAGCACCCCAGTAGGAAAGCACTCGCCCGGAAGGGAGGATGCACCGGAGCGCGTCTGCGTCTTTCCGGTATTTCACCGGTGCGCCCAGGCCAGGCACCCGGTAGGTCTTGCCGGGGTTCGCAAGTGCGCTCTTGGCGGCAGCCTCAGCCGCACGCCAGAACCTCGGTATGGTCGGAGATGCCGTCCGCCATTGGTTGACAATATCCTGCATTTCTGCATCAGAGAGGCCCAGCTTATCAGCACCAAAGGCTCTCAGGGCACCGACGCCGCCACCATAACCACAGGCCAGCTCGGCAACCTTGCCTTTTTGCCTGAGGTGTGCATTTACGCCGTGCTTCTCCACAGGTACCTTAAACATCTGGGAAGCGGAGCTGCAGTAGATGTCCCCGCCGGCGGCGAATACATCCATGCGCCATTGTTCCTGGGCCAGGTACGCAACCACACGCGCCTCGATGGCCGAGAAGTCCGCGACCAGGAAAGTGTGGCCGGGCTTGGCGATAAGCGCCGTGCGGATAAGCTGCGACATTACGTCGGACACGTTGCCGTATATCAGCTTCAGGGTTTCCAGGTCACGCTGGCGGACCAGTTCACGCACGGAACCGATGGCGTCCAGGTGATTCTGCGGGAGGTTCTGCAGCTGGACCAGACGCCCGGCCCAGCGGCCCGTCCGGGCTGCACCGTAGTATTGTGTCAGGCCGCGGACCCGCTCGTCCGCGCAGGCGGCGCGGAGCATAGTCTCATACTTTGTGGTGGAGGTCTTACCCAGCAGCTGGCGGAGCTGCAGCACCCGGATGGTGGTCGGATCCTTCGCCCGTTTCAGTAGACCAGCAACGGCCTCTTTGTCCAGGGAGTCGGTGTCCAGGCCACGGTCCAAGAGCCAGCCTTTCAGCTGCTGGACGCTGTTCGGGTTCGCAAGCCCGGTCAGGCGCTGCATTTCTGCGCTGCACTCAGCGGCGTAGGCAGTATCGACCTCCACGGCAGCCCGGGCCAGATCCAGGTCCACCCGGACCCCGCGTTCATTGATACGGGCGTCCAGGGCCCAGATTCGGCGCTCCCACTCGGGGGCCTGAAACCGGGCAAGCCGCTTATATATCAGTCGTTCGACCTCCACGTCGTCCCGGGCGTACAGCTTGAAGCGTTCCCACTTTTCCGGGGCGTGCTCCGGGAGGTTACGGGTTCGGTGGCCGTTGACCTTGGTAGGTTTACAGGGCTTGCAAAAATAGTTAATTAGTGCTGTGCCATCCTTCCGCTTTTGAACAGGGAGCCGGAGCGCGGCACCGGCGGCATCCAGGCTCAGGGGCAGCCCGTTCATCGCGCAGAGAATCATGGTGTCGACCCATTCCTCTGGCTGCTGGTAGAAACCGAACTGGCGCTGATACGCCGCCCGCTCAAAGGGGGAGTTGTGGGCTACTTTGATGACGTCTGGGTCCTGCAGCCCGGCAAGGATATCGGGCAGCTCTTCCTGGTCAGCGGGGTCCGTCAGATCAAGTACACGGACCGGCTCGTCGTCCCAAGCGTAGGGCAGCAGCAGTACCTCGAAGTCGGGGGCTTCCATATAGGCGAAAGCCCCCGCGGCTTTCAGGTCGACGCTGCTGTAGGTTTCAGTGTCCAGCCAAAGGAAGCGCCGCTTACTTGAGGAAGTCATCGTCCGCACCGGCCTCGGTGTCCACCCATCCATCATTGAAGTCGTCGGCGGAGCCTACGGTGCCGAAGGGCTCGCCGTCGTGCAGCTTCTGGACTGCCAGCAGACCGGCTCCGATGCCCTTCTTCTGGTTGCTGTAACCATAGAAATTGATGGAAGCGCGACCGTAGCAGCCGGAGTAAACCTCGCCGGGGTCGGTGATGGCATTACCAAAGGCATCCACCACGACAGGCTTCTGGTTCTCGCTGCAGGAAGTGGCCATGACCCACATGCCCTTACATTCAGGGCCGTAGGGCTCGCCGGTGGAGGGCTTCACACCGTCGCCGTCGTGCAGCGGGTGGATGGGGTTTGCGGGCAGGGCGGACGCGCCATTCTTCTGGCGGAAGCGATCAGCCGCCTCGGCGATGGCCGCCTTAATCTTGCCCAGGGTGGCCGTGTCGGTCTTGGGAATCAGCAGGGTAACGGAATATTTCGGAGCGTTTCCGCCCACGGACTTCGGCTCAAAGAGCTGACAGAATGAGAGACGAACCTTACCGGTTACAACTTTGGTTGACATATGTATTACCTCCTATAAATTAATCAAATTTGGCGCCAGGGCGAACCCAAATGAAATTACCATCGAGGGCCTGACTCTTTGCCTGCTGCAGACTGACGGCCTCGACAATACAGTCGATTCGATAAAACGAATATGCACCGGCGGGCCCTATTTCCGCCACATTATCAAAGCCCTCGCACTGGGTAAGGTAAACCAAGCGGCCAGCAATCACTACAAACCATTTCCCGTCGCTCATTCGGCCAAAGCGACCGGTCTGCAGCATATCGCGGCTGAACATCGTTGGTCCCTGCGCGGGTGCGGTTTCGCGTCCCAGCAGCCTGTCCACCGCCAACGCGGCGCCGACCTTGAAGTCGAACTTATCGGCAGGGGAACACTGGGCCTTTGCAGTCTTGACAACGGTCTTTCCGCAGTACATCCTCGCGGTGGTGACGGCACCCTCAACGGTAACGAC